AGAATTTTTTCGAATGACTCGATGCTTTCGTTGACTGCAGACTTGAATACAGCTTGATTACCCGTATTCAGCTGTGAGTAAACTTCCATGAGACCATTGAATACGTCTTCATTGATTTCAATAACATCGCCGTTCATGAGTTCGATTTCGATAGAGTCATCGCCCGACTCTGAAATCACTGGAGCGTTAACGAAAACTGATTCAGCGAAAGATGGAGCTTGAACAGCAGATGGAGAAGTTTTCACAGGCTTCATGTCGCCTTGTGTTTTGTCAGCGCGAGTCAGTGGAGTTTTATTTCCCTTGAATCCAGACTTGTCTGCGAGCTTTGATGTGCCTTGCTGAATTGGAGCACGATCACCATTGTTTGGTTGATGATCAGCTTGACCCTTATCTTCTGCGCCAGCACCCTTAACTGGATAGTCTGTAACTTCGCGCGTGTGCGCGTCGTAAAAATCTTGCTCTCCCTGAGCGCGTGGGCGTAGAGCTTTGGCTTCTGGATTTTCTTCGTTAGCGAGAGCTTCACGCAGTTGTCTGAATGTCTTCATCTTTCTCGATCTCCTGCTCTACTGCGAGCTCTTCTTCCTGTGGATTAAACATATTCGATGCGATCTCAACTTTTTTCAGTTCAAGAGCGTCTTCAATCTTCGAAGCTAATGCAGAGCTAATCGCGTCACGGAATCCTGCGGCGTCCTGACTAGCTGCGGCTTGAATAGCTGTATAAATCTGTTCCATTATATTGTCCTCATTTCGTAAATCTATTTATAAAAAAAATGATTTATTGTGCCTTGATAATCGAAAGGATTTCGTCGATCTTCGATGAACTGATCAGAGTAGTTTCCTTCTTCAAATCCTCAACCATATTGGTGACAAATGTTCTCCAAAACGCCTTTTGATCTTCGGTAACGTGATCGGGCCATTCCGTAACCATCGCAGATGGTTGATTCCCTTCATTAGGCATATCTCTCCAATATGGCCATGATGTGCATTGCATTGCAAATTTTTCGATAAGCTCTTCCATCTTTACCTCTTATTGATTTACAAAAGCTGTTGTTGCTGGTGTAAAATTGGTGCTATATCGAGCTACTTTAGAAATTCTAAAATCGTCGATATATCCTGTCTGGGGTGAAAATGCTGCAGTAGAAAACCATGCACCAATCGCTTTTAATGAAGTACTACGATTAACAATTGTTCCACTGATGCCTGTTAAATTTAGGTCCCTATTACCATTAACAAACAACATCCATGTTGTTCCGTTTCGTACATAAGCAATGTGATTCCAAGCGTTTTGTGTAACTGTTGTTGTTCCGATACCGTTACCACCATTATCAGAATTAATCAAATTCCAAGATGTGCCGTTGCTACTAGCCCAAATACCAATCTTTTGATTTGTGCTGACATTACTATAATCTATACCTATTGACCAATCAGTACCAAAACTTCCATGATATAATGCTTGTCTTGTTGTTGATACTGGATACCACCAAAACTCAATGGTAAAATTACCGCTACCAAATTCAAGTGTATTATAAACAGTAGAAGCAGAAACAAGCAAATAACTTGTACCTGTTGTACACGAAATACTACTTCCACCAAATTTACTTTGTGTTGTAGAAACTGCGGCACTTCCAAATGTAGAAAGATTATTTTTTGCTGTATGATCAATTATACCTGAGTTTGTAAAATTCAATAAGAGCAATGTGCCAGAAACGTTAGTTGGAGGTGCAGTCGGAAGAGTGAAATTTCCTGTGTATTGTGCTACGTTTTTAATAAGCCTAACACCAGAAATCCAACCAGTATAGTAAATGTTTGGTGTTTGATTAGCACCGACTCTTGGTGTTGTAAAAGCTGTATATGTTGTATTGTCTGATGCAGTAGTAGATTCTGCAACACCATTGATATAAAGCACAGCAGTGCTAGTTCCTGCTGTTGGTTTTACCAACGCAAAGTGATACCATTGATTAGGATATATCGTCGTGTTACCACCAACGATAGTAGCACCGTTGTTAATTCTTCCCTGAATCTTATTACTTACTATTCTAAATTCGATAGCTTGAGTAGCATTAAAAAGTTTTATAAGAGGTATTTCACCAGCCGAAGTAGTTGTTGGATAAAACCAACCTTCTAATGTATAAGCATCGTTACCTAGCGCAGTCATATTATTTGGTAGGGTTATATAATCTGTGCTACCATTGAAGTATGCGCTACCACCTATAGCATCTGTTGAATATGAAACAGTAGGCGCAAATGGTGAGAATGATTGAATTGATGGCGCTCCGTTTGGCGTTATAGCAAACGCATTTGAGGAATCATCTTTAAACGCATTGTCTTGAGCAGTAAGTAATGATGTACCTGATACTGCTGTTAGTGCAGTAACAGAAGGAGTAAAAGATGCAGAATATAATGAAGTGCCTTTTACAATTCTTAAATTGGAAATATAACCATTTAGAGGTGAACCGCCGCCCACTGTTGCAGCCACTGTAAGAGGTTTACTAGAACCTAAATCCCCATTGTATCCACTACCTGTAAGCGTTTGACTTACACCATTGATGAATATTCTCCATGTTCCATCTGTTCTAGTAATCGCAATATGATACCATGTATTTAAAGCAATGAGTCCACTTTGCGCTTCTACACCAGTTGCACCAAATGAAGTATAAGAACCAACGTAATTACCTGATCCTGTATTTTTTATGTAAACAGTCCAAGGTGCTGCTGTAGCCGATGTTCTAAAATCAACTATGTTGGTACCGCCCGCTGATCCATTAGCGAGCAAAAAAATCCATCCTTCAATAGTAAAATCGCCTGTACCAAAACCAAATGCAGCATTACTGGCTAAAGTAAGATAACTACTTCCGCTAAAAAAGTTAGACCAACCAGTTTGACTAAACGGGCTAAATGATCCTTGATATGGTCTACCGCTTGCTGTTGCAGTATAACCATTGATAGAACTATCGACATAACTTACGTTTGTTTTACCGTCAGTGCTATCCGCATGAATCAAAAGAGAATTAAGATTAAAGTATGGATCAGCATCTGAAGCATTGAGAGGCCACGTGCTATTTCTCAAATTTCTAACAACATCAGGCATTGTCCAAATACCAGGAGCTGTTATTTGAGTTGGTGTATTGTTAAGCCCTATTACACCACCTTCTGGTCTAATTCTAGGCATTAGCTAATTCTTTCCCAACTACAGATACCATGAAATGCTGAGGCAAAAGATGACTGAAGCTGAATCGATGAGTTTTCAAGAAGATAGAAACCTGTATCTTTACCAACAATCGACAGCGAAGATCCAGTCGGAACAACCACGTTTCTAGCAATCCATCTTGTAGTTCCACCAATGGTAACTTGTGCGCTGATTGTATAGTTGTTTGATGCGTAATTAGCAACAGATAACGAGTTGATTTTATAAACCGTTCCAGAACTTGCAGGATTAGCAACGATATCAGTTAAACTTGTAGAAACAGCTTGCATCGCCGTGTTCGCCAAAATCGTAGTGACATTAACAATATTTGGATTAGCCATATTATCCCCCGAATACTATCGCCATCGCAATAGCCTTACCTGTTGTGATTCCACTTGAACCGCCTACAACAACACCACTAACTGAAGTGACAACAGTATCGTTCTGTGTGAGATCCTTTACTGCTTTTGTAACGACGTTAGCAGCTGTTTGCGAGGTAGAAATTGTAATTGTATCTGTTGTTGGATTAGCTGCTAAAGCAATACCAGATCCAGCAACAAGAGTTAATCTGTCTGTTGTTGAGTCTGCTGAAATTACGTTGGCGCCTACAAGAATGCCAGAGAATCCGTTAGCACCGCCGCCAGAAACTGGAGACCAATATACACCAGTTCCTGAAGTGCGTAAATAGTAACCAGATACACCAGCCGTGTTATTAGCAACAAGTCTTCCGCTTAATACAGTATTTCCAGAAACGGTTAACTGTCCGTTTGCTATCGTAACACCATTGATAATGGTTCTATCTGTTACTACAGCAGGATTACCGAGAATAGTGTTACCAACAACGTAAAGATTTTTATTAATGATCATCGACTGAGCGACGTTAGCCAATCCGTATGAGTGAATACGAATACGTTCTAGCCCACCCGTTTGAAAAGTCATCGGCAGATAAGTACCAGTACCTGTAATACTGGATTCGAATCGTGCATCCGTGCTGAAAGCAACCATTCGCGCGCGCGAAGTATTGGTTGGATCATTGCCATAATAAGCAGTCCAGCCAGACGTTTGTGCTGCGCCTGGACCTAAAGCACCAATATCAGTAAATGTTCCTGTGCTGCTTTGAAACAGCAAACGATTAGTAACAGTTGCATTACTAAAATCACCAGTAACACGTTTAGCAGTTCCGCTAAAGGTTGTATTGCCTGCTACAGCAAGATTTTGACCAATAGTTGCGCGCCCATTAACAGTAAGCAAATCTGTAGAAGCGTCGCCAAGAGTTATTGCACCATTGATACTTAATGTTCCAGTAACCGTAGCGTTGCCAGAAACAGTTAAGTTTTTTTGAACAATTAGCGATTGGGCTACGTTAGCAAGACCGTATGAGTGAATACGGAAACGTTCTAAATTGCCAGTCCATAGCGTCATAGGGAGTAAGGTACCAGTACCAGTTACTCCCGAACGGATCGTCGTTTCGCTAGTTGTTGCTCTTAGTAATATCAACGAAGAGTTATTAGGATCAGATGAGTTATATGCAAAAAAATCAGCTTGCGCGCTTGTTCCATTCGGAATAGCAGAAACACTAGTCGTGCTATTGAGTGTGCTCGTTTGGAACATCACACGATTAGCAACTGTTGCGTTGCTTAAATCACCAGTGATACGATTACCAGTGGAAGAAAAATTGACGTTACCAGAAATACCTAAATTAGTCGAAATTGTTGCTCGCCCAGTATGAGCTAACAATCCAGATGTAGTTGGATTAGATTTGGTTGCGTATAATGTAGAAGCGTTTGCTACCTGTAAACGATCCGATACAAGTGCTCTAATTGCCGTATTGGTACCTGTAAGAGCAGTCCATGATGCGCGAGTGGCAATGTATGAGTTCGTGTTTGCGAGTATGCTTTTAACGTAATTGTTTGCAGCCGCGTATGCTTTTGTTGCATAAGTTGCAACAGCGTTAGCAACTTGCAAATACTGAGATGTAGATGTGCCTCCAGTTAAAAGATTGGTTCCTACACCAGCAGCTGCTGCAGTCAGATCAATATAAACGCCTCGAGCTGTTCCACCCTGTTCAAAAATTCTTAATCTATTTTGATAAGCATCAATCGTTACTCCACCGCTAGTCGTTGCGTTTGGTGGTTTAGCTAGATTGATCTGACCACCTTCATCACCACTTGCATTTGTGGATGTGAGTTCTAAACCACTAACAATACCAGTGGCAGTCATTGTTCCTGTAACCGTCGCGTTACCAGAAACAGAAAGATTGGTTGAAATAGTCGCGCGACCAGTGTGTGCTAGTAGACCAGAAGTCGTTGGATTTGTTGCATTAGTTTTCGTAGCGATAAATGCGTTAGTGTTTGCCAATGCTTCTGCACTAGCAAGTTCAAATACGGATGTGCCGTTAGATGAAAATAGCTTTTGATCTTTAGTGTTTAGCGCAAGTTCGCCTGTAGATATATCAGACGTTGTTGGTTTTTTACCTGCGACGCTACTGCGCTTGATTTTAATCGTTGATGCCACTACAAACTCCTAGAAAGGAATAGGTGAGCAAATCACTTGTTGCTCACCTGTGCATATTAATTTAGTATGTTCCGCCGTCGATAATAGCATCGAGCTGTGCGAGAGTATATCCTGTCGCTGAAACGTTAACAGTTGTTCCTGGCTCTGATTGAGAATCAGCGAACACTTTGAACACGCCATCTGTAGCATCGCGGAAGATACCAGCATACTTACTTGTTGCTGATACAACATACTTGCTATAGAAACCTGTGTCAACTACGTCAGCTGCGTTATTCGAAGACAGTTTAATCAGAGAGTCGTCAACGTTGAGTGTTGAAGACGAGATATAAGTTACTGCTCCTTCAACGGTCAGATCGCCGTCGATGATTGTTGAACCACTGATTCGTGTGTTACCAGAAACTGCGAGATTCGTACCGACGGTCAGACGACCAGTGTGATTGAAGAAACCCGAAGTTGATGGGCTTGACTTCACTGCATATAGAGCAGCTGCGTTGGCTACTTGTAGATATTGAGTTTGTGCACCAGTAGCATCCCAATAAACAGAAGTTCCATTTGTTTTAAGAACTTGACCAGCAGTTCCTAGTGTGTTATTAGCCTTAAGACCTACTACACTCGTATTACCAGATACTTCGAGATTCGTGCTGATTGTAGCACGGCCTGTATGAGCAAGAACTCCAGAAGTCGTTGGTGATGCTTTTGTTGCGTATGTTGCAACAGCGTTAGCAACTTGAAGTCTATCGCTGATAAGTGTGCGAAGGGCTGTATTAGTTCCCGTCAGATTCGTATTGACGAGAGTGATACGGGAAGCCTGTGCAGCAATATATGAGTTCGTATTAGCAAGAGCTGAATTGAAAGTCGTTGTATTGACTTTCGTAGCAATATATGCGTTGGTGTTTGCTAATGCTGCACGTTCGTCATTACGATTTGAAATGATCCAGCTATTGGTATTAGCCAGTGCAGAGTTGAAAGTTGTTGTATTGACCTTCGTTGCAATGTAACTATTGGTATTGGCTAATGCGCTATTGAACGTAGTCGTATTGACTTTCGTAGCGATATAAGCATTTGTATTAGCAAGTGCTGCGCGCTCTGTTGCAATCGTTTGATACGTTGCAGCGGCGTTGGCTACAGAAAGATACTGAGCACCAATACGATAAATCGATGAACCGTCACCTACGAAGAGCAGACGATCTGGGATGTTAACTGCAATTTCACCAGCAGCGAGGGAAGATGGCGCTGATCCAGGTGTGGTACTTCTTTTAATCTTGATTACTGATGCCATTTCTTACACCTCTGTTAATTGACAGACTGCGGCTTAACGACTGACGTTCCTTCACGGCTGTCAAATTTTTTATTTGGTCTTTATAGACGCTATTTATACTTTTTACCTCGGATAGCTCTTTTTCGAGCATTGTGTTTTTAGTCTTAAGCAGTAGGATTTCTTGCTGCAACACGTTGATCTGTTCTTGCTGCTGTTCCATATACTGATTCAGCGCCACCATTTCAACAGATTTATCATAACTAAAATTGTCAGACATTACGGGAATGAACCTCCGTCCACATCGTCAAACTTAGGAACACCGTTAGAACCAATCTGCATGATTTTGCCATTTGATCCTGTGGCAAACGCAAACGTGGTGCTGTTAGAAGCATACATCACGCCATTTTGAGTTAGCGAAGATTTACCAGTTCCGCCATATTGAGTCCCAAGAACGTTGTTCAAGATAAGATTCGTGATGGTAAGATTTTCGAATGAGCTGACTGTGTTTCCAGTGACGTTGAGTGAAGCCGCTTGAATAGGAACAACTTGATTTGCGTTATTAGTAAAAATGACTGTTCCATTAGCAGAAGACTTTATTTGTGTTCCACCAAGATAAATCGTTGTTCCTGAAAGATACAGATCTTTCCATCGTTTTGTTGAGGTACCAAGATCATATGTTAAGTTTGCTTGTGGAACTATATTCGTTGTGACGCTGAGTAGATTGGCGCTTGCAATTTCACTAAACTTAGCAAGACGAGTTCCGCCAACAGTCACGCCATCGTGAACACGAAGCGTTTTGTTAGTGGTATCAACAGTAATTTCACCGTTCGCTCCTGTGAACGAACCGTGCTGACTATTTGAACCTCTTCTGAACTTAACTTGAATTGCCATTACAGCGTCCCGTAATCTCTGTTAAATTCAATGTCAACCGAACTAGTGATCAAACCATAATCAAAAGTTTCAGATGAAAATCCTCCACCAGAAGACGCAGCAACATCTGCAATGTATGCGTTGGTATTGGCTAATAACAATTTGACGTATGCGTTAGATGCAGCATAAGCCTTCGTAGCATATTTAGCGGCTACATTGGCGACTTGAATTCTGTCGCTGATAAGTATGCGAAGAGCTGTATTCGTAGAAGTTAAAGCAGACCACGATGCACGAGTAGCAATGTATGCGTTCGTATTGGCTAACGCAGCTCTCTCAACAGTTTTAGTTTGATACGTTGCTGCGACGTTGGTTACTTGTATTCTATCGTTGATTAGAAGTCTTACATCTGTATTAGAAGCTGCATAAGCCTTAGTCGCAAACTTTGCATTTGCGTTTGTGACTTCAAGATACGTATGCTCATTTCTACCAATTTGATTAACAACATTGATAATTTCGTTGACCTTGAGTCGTACGGATCTAATTGTTGTTAATGTGGTCGTATTGGCTAGAGCAAGATTATCACTCATGGATTCTCCAGAGCATCAATACGAGCTTCTAGAGCGGAGATTTGTGCGAGGGCATTATTGAGCGCTGTTGTCAATACGTTGATTGTATTTGACGATGCGCCTGTTACGTTAACAACAACAAGATCGTTTTCGTGTAAATTACCAAGTTCTGACTTTGTTACTAGTAGTGGCGCGCTGTTACCAGTGCCACCAGCAACTGTTCCAGCTTGCCACTTACCAGTCGATGAGTTGTATACGAGTGCTTGTCCGTTTGTTGCAGTTTTTAAGCTCGCGTAATCAACGTCATCGAGTTTGTGGAGATTGACTTCACCAGATCCAGAAGAACGACCAAGACCCATTGCCGCAGAAAAAGCAATACGCGAGATACGCTTTTCTGCGCTATCAATGAACTGTTCTACTTCTTTCTTGAGTGGAGTGATATCAGCTATAGGACCGACTGGACCTCTTGGTCCAACATCACCCTTATCGCCTTTGTCTCCCTTGTCACCTTTAGGACCAGCGATTCCCATAGGTCCAGCAGGACCAGCTTCGCCTAGCTCGCCTTGAAATCCGCGTGGACCAATGTTACCCTTTTCGCCTTTGTCACCTTTTGCGCCCTTATCACCTTTTGGCCCACGCAAGCGAACTTCTCGCAGTTCCAACGTTCCGTTAGACTCTGCGAGAGTTTTGATTTCATCTAGGATTTCGCGCTTGATTTCGTTTGCTTCTTGTTTAGCAAACTTAGAGGCGATAGAAAGGATCTTGGCTTTTTCTAATTCTGATACGCTGTTCTCAAGTATATTTTGACGCAGTTGTTCCGTTTCTGCTTTAGCGAACTTAGCAGCTATGGAAAGTATCTGTGCCTTTTCTAACTCTTTCATAGTTAGATTTCATCCTTGATCTCTTCTTCAATATAGTCAAGATCTTCTTTCGAAACTTTTTCGATGGCGCGCGTCATGCTTTCGATAAGTTTCTTATCTTCTTCAGTAAGCGCCTTGGGAACGAAAGGGATAGTTTCTTCCTTCGCTACTTTCTTTGCTCCAGGAACTTCGTGCTTGACTTTGATTTCGAGTTTCTGTGGCGTCGACTTTTCTTTTTGCGCTTGCTTAGCCTGATTGTTAGCAGCTTTCTGTTCAGCGTCTTGCTGCATTTGCTGCTGCTGTTGCTGAGCTTGCATCTGCTCTTCATCAGCGGCTGCTTGCACCTCGCCCTCAGCAGCCATCTGTGAATCCATTTCTTTCATTTCGTCTTCAGTTTGACGAAGAACGTTCTTGCGGATCCACTCTACTGAGTAATACTTACCAACATAGGCATCAACTACGCCAAGAACAGCAAGACGATTGTTCATCATGTCTTGTTCTTTGATTTCAGCATAATAGTTATCGCGTTGGAAGTCATACTTGATATCATTCTTCATATCCTTCCACTCTTCGCGGGTCATTACACCCTTGAGTAGAAGTTGAATTTCAAGAAGATTATCAAACAGATGCGTGAAGCGATCGCGTAGACGTTCAACGAACTTAGCGTATTTCACTTCGTCGCGTGTGATTTCGCCAGAACGACCTAGTGAAAACTGGCCTTCTGGTTCAAGACGCGAGATAGGAACGGACAGAGATTTATAGAGCTTCTTGCGGAAGTAATCTACGTCATCCATCTGTCCAAGATTCTCACCGCCAGGCAGCGTGGTAATTTCTGTACCACGTCCACCCTCGCGGCGTGGGAGCCAATAATCCTCAAGCATAGTCATGAACTTACGGGCATCTTTAATTTCGCCGTTGTTCGCATCGTAAACCAGACGGTTCTTATGACGAACCATCATGTCGCGAACATACTGTTCAGCTTTTGCTTTGGGAAGATTACCAACGTCGATGTAGAAGATACGACGCTCGGGAGCGCGCGCGAGACGATAGATAACTACCGCGTCTTCGAGCATACGCAACTGATTGAGTGGCTTAATCGCTTTGTGTAGATGCGAAAGAACCATGCGGTTACGAGCGTCAAGCAAACCGCTGTGAACGTAGCAGATAGCATCCTTCGAAATCTTTACGCCCTGTGTGAGCGTACCAGATGAAAGACCTGCTGGATTGAACAGATAGTATTCTTCGTAAGGAGGAGCAATCAGTTTAGAGTTCTGACCAACAACTGGCGTTCTCTTAATTGGCTGACGGATCTTACGAATACGACGAGGATCGATATAACGCAGCTCTTGAATGCCTTTGCGAGGTTGAGCTGTGTCGATCATGATGTGATAAAACAAACGTCCGTCGATATACCAGCGGCGGAAAATTTCATAAGCCGTGCTATTGAAATCAAGGAGCTTGACGACTTCATCAAACTCTTCTCTGATCTATTTCTTAATGCTTTCTGGCTGTTCTAGCTTGTCAAGATTAAGTGAAATTGGATCATCATGTTCATTTGAAATGATCGCTTCATTAACAAC